CTAAATACACTGTATGAAACTCCAAATCATACCAGGAAATGAGTAATCTTTAAAAGTTTCACAAAGCCATCCGGCAAGAAATGCAGAAAGCACCCCACCTATCCATTTTACAAGACTATGCCATTTCATTATGGTTCATAATTATTTTTTTATTTTCAAATAACCATTTTCATCCACACACACTACGAACTCCTTCTCTACTTTTTTTTCTGTTAAGGCTGGAGTTTCACCTTTCAGCATTTCGCCTTCTCCACGAAGTAGCCATTCGGCAGACACATCCGGAAAAGCTTGGAGTATAAGTAATATCGTACTTGATGACAGTTGTACATCAGAGTTAATTTGATTATTTAAGGTCTTTTGATTTACAGAAAAATCCTTTGAAAGCTTTGTCGGATTGCTTTCTTTCAAAAAAAGAATATCTCTAATTCTTTGTTTTACTGCATTTTCGTTCATATAAAACTATTTTATAGTAATATTTTACTTTCCTTTTCTTGCTAATAAGTACTATCTTACTTATATTTGCATTGTGATAAACAAATAAAGGTTATCACCGATGCAAATAATTTGATGCAATATGTAAAGGTATTAAAAAGAGAATGGGAAAAGACAGATTAAAGGTTAAAAAGTTTAAATCAAATCTCAACAGAGAGAGAGGATTGATAATGGCAACGGGAGCTGAACGGGCATTGCCTTTGATTCCCGTGGGTGAAACAGCGGAATTTAGTGAGATGGAATTTCGTTCAAGTGTAATCCGAACTGCGATAAACCGTCTTGAACAGCTTGGTTATAAGTTCGATTGCACTACTAAAGGCTGTATAGGTTATTGTCTGGTAACACGTACAGAATGAAAGATTTTCAGACTATACTAGTTGAACTCCCCTATGATGTAGCACAATTGCTACATGTTCGCAGCCGTGGAGTCAGTCAGTGAGAAAGGAGGAAGTATGGAAAAAGAAAAGACAGAGTGTGTAATGTCATCCGTGATACGGATAGAGACATGGCACGAACACAAGGCAGGAGTTCCGGAAGTTGTACGGTATAGAATACGAAAGGTGTATTCTAATGACCGACTGCTTTACGAGGACAAGATGACTACCAAGATATTTCGTGCCAAAGAAGATGTATTTCGCGAGTTGGACCGCTTTCTGTTAGGCCTTAAAGAGAGTGAGAGCAGAAAGGACTGCCATAGCAATAGAAGAAAGCTGATTGGCTTTTTCAAGATGCTTTGGTTCAAGCTCTTTGGATAGAACATCCAGCTCATATCCCAGCTTATTGATATTAGCCTTTAGCAGTTCCTCTTGTGCAGTAAATCCACCATGAGCATAGAAATCGTATGCTTTGCCTTTAATTTCAATGATAAGATAATCGCTTGTAGATGTCTGGCTTATCAAATCCAGGTTCTCGAGTTCATCAAAAATCATCTTTACTTGAAATTGAAGACAGCCGGAATACTTGACAACCTCTGAGGTTTTAGGATATACTTCGCTGTCATTAAATGAAAGCAGATACTCTAAGGCTAAGTCCTTCATTTGGGGTGTAATAAGCTTGATTGCCATAAGATTAATGATTTAGTGAATAATACCACAAAGATAACAAATATGATGACAAGTTCGGACATAAACAGGTTAGCAGCAAAGGTGGCAGAACAGGTGCTGCAGATGACAGACGAGCTGATGACTCCCAAGCAGGCGGCTGAATACTTAGGCATAAGCCTGAACGCCCTGCAACAACGGAGGTCCAAGACACAGATACCATCCCACAAGAAAGACGGATGCGTGTACTACTCAAAAAGGGAATTAACCGAATATTACTTGAGCTTATGAAACTGAATGATATGAGTAAAGGGGCACTTTTTTGCCTGGGGATTCTGGCAGTGATGGCAATAGCCGGGACATGTGACTATCAGGACGCAGTACATTTCAACGAAATGGAAAATGATACGTTCAAGGTAGAAGAACCTGATACTACAGAAAGCGCATACGATGTAATCAAATATGTGCAGACTATGGAGAAGAAAGAACCGCAGTGATGCGCTATGCACAATACTTTAACTCAGTTATATCCCGGCTCATAACATGGCCGGGATATTCAAACAAAGTACGATCAAAGACATAATACAATGGAAACAAACAGAAATGAAGGTAAAGAAGATGACATGATTATGTTGTTTTCCCTTACTAATACAGATCCTCCGTTACATGGAGAGTTGGAGAAGCATTTGTCGGAAGTAAAAGAACAAGTTAGCAGGATAAGTTCTATTAAGCCAGTTCATAAAATACACATTCCAAACGGATATGTGATGACCACACGTCCTGAGTTATGGGATGGATATAAACTGGATGCCAAATCAACTGTATTTTAGTAATAATCTATAAACTGAAGAGATATGAAAACATGGATGGAAGTACAAGCCAAATACTCAAAGGAGAACGGCTTGAAATCAAAAACTGTAAAAGGGACATATTTAGTAGAAGCTGATAGCATGACTATTGCGGAATCAGTGGTGATCAAACAGGTAAAACCTCTGTCAAACCGAGGTATAAGTGTGATATCTATCAAGAAAGTGAGATATGATGATGTTTTTCCGTCTGAAACCGAAAAATGGTTTAAAGTCAAATACCATACCATTGACATAAAGTATGGTAAAAAAGGCAAGGAAATTAAAAAGAAAACCACATACTACGCACTGGTTGCCGGTAACTCTACCAAGGATGCAGAAGATAAATTTCATACTGCAATGAAAGGTACTATGTTTGAATATACTGTTGACTCAGTGTCCGATAGTAACCTGTCAGATGTATTTCCTTATATCGAAGAAAAACAAACAGAAGAAACAAGATAAGAATATGACAACAATATATGTACATCCATCAGTAATGGCAAGGATAAAATCAGGTAATCTTTCTCCCGTCACAACCAGATATGAGGTTGATGTGGGAAATATTGTTGAAGTGATGGATGAGGATGAAGTTAATTCTATTATCACGAAAGTAAAGAGTGTAAGAAAAGTTGCTGTCAGCCTGTACCAGATAGAACTTATGGATCCAGCTACAGCTTTTATTGACTAATTATAAAATCACTGGCTCCTTCAGGATAACAATATTCTCATGGCATAAGTTTTTGGGGTGAATACAAGTTTGAGATAGGTAAAAGTTATGAGATTGGGAGCCGGTGATTTTTTTATTGAGTTATGTGGAATAATAAGAGAAAAAGCAAAACATCAGGAAAGACGGAACATCAAAAACTGGTAGCAACATTGGACAGATGGTTTTCAAAGTATATCCGGTTGAGAGATTCGTTTGTGAGTCATGGAGAAATGTTTTTCCGGTGTATCAGTTGCGGAAAGATTAAGTCATACGATGAGGCTGATTGTGGGCACTACGTTAACAGGGGTCACATGTCAACCAGATTTGACGAAGATAACTGTCATGCACAGTGTAAGTTCTGTAACCGATTTGATGAAGGTAACATCTACAACTACCGGGAACGGCTGATCAATAAAATCGGCATGAGCCGGGTGCTTCTGCTTGAAGCAAAGAAGAACCAGACCTGTAAGCTGAGTGACTTTGAGTTGAAAGTTATGATAAGTCATTACAAAGCTGAGGTCAAAAAGATGGAGGAAGAAAAATGGAGCAAGAAATGATAACAGTACCTCTGAGTGAATGGAATGATATAAAGAAAAGGTTAAACGATATACAGAAGAAAGTTGAAACGCTGTATAACCGTGAGACAGATTATGTTTCGATTTCAGAGTTAAGCGAATGGCTGAACATATCACGTACTACGATATGGAGATTGAGAAGTGAAGGAAAGATAAAGACATACCTTATAGGAGGGAAAATGGCAGCGAATAAGGATGAGATTCAGACGCTGCTGAATGAAGGAAAGATATAATTGAAACAACATGTTTGACAAGATGATTTTTAATGCCCAGATTGATTTTGTACATGATGCAGAAAGGATAGCCAGCAAGCACCACCTCATCAGATGCACAGAAGGAAGTGAAACCTATTATCAATCATCGGCATTAAGTAACATTGAGGGTATCTGGTGGAAAATAAAGGGAAGGACAGCACAAATTAAATGCTCCATACACAAGCTTTTCTGGAGATCCAGATACGGCACGCTTGACAACTCTCAAATGTTCACCATATCAGAAGCCAAACTTATTATATCAGAGTTGCTGGATGAATGGGATATAGATCCGGCTCAGGTAAGAATAACTTATTATGAAGTGGGATTGAATATACCAGTCGATCATGATCCGATTGAATACATTTCGTTGGCTGAGTCTATCGGTGTGATGAGAAACAGGGAACTTTTCAATGATGCGAACTTTGAAAAGAACCGGCAGAAAACAACGGAGAAATCAAAGAACATCAAGAAGGTTTTCAAAATATATGATAAAGGCTTTGAGGCACGCGATAAAGGCAGAATATGTGAAGGTGATATTTTAAGGATTGAGACTATATACAGGAGACAGTCTATCAACCTGATTGATTTTTTCTCTGAGAAGTCGATATACAACATCATCCATACCTTCTACCGTGACTGGGCCACAATTGGATTCAGGCAGAGACTAAGTGCTGACAAAGGTATCAAATCAAGCCAGATTGATAAAGCTGAGGCTTTGTTGAGGCTGGGAAGGGATGACTACCTGAGTAGCACATACGAGCGCTGGAAGTCGGGCCATCTGACTGACAAGCAATATCGTACTATAAGAGAGTTCATCAACTCATGGGATGAGATTAAATGCCATTTCAGGATGATGATGTCACCTCATGAGATTGAGTATAAAACCAAGTTACTGAGCCTTTTTAATGAGGCAAAAAATTAATGACCTTATAGGCATATAGGAATATGATTGAAAATCAAAGAAATAACTTTTTAGTGAAACGTATTGAAACAGGGATTGTTTCATTTAGGGAGTTATTATGTGTCCTGTTATCTTTTCAGGTAACTTGTCCTATACAGCCATTAGCTGGTCGGCAAATAATGAAACAAGAGAAATGGAAAAGGAAAAAAGAGTAGTCTATTATGCAACAAAGAAAAAAGAAGAAATAGCAAGATTACAAGCTGAATACTCCTTACCTAAAGGATACAACATAAATGGTGAAGTTGAATGTATGTTGTCAAAGGATGACATTAAGAGTTTGTATGAGGAAGAGAAAAAAGGTTTGATACAAATAAGAAAGAAATAGCTATGACAACTTTTGAAACAACAATCCAGACGTATCTGGAAAACCGCGCAAAGACTGATTCGCTCTTTGCTGAAACCTTTAAGAAAGCGAACAAATCCATTAAGGAATGCTGCAGTTATATTTACTCAAAAGCTCGGAAATTGGCTTCTGGTGGTAATGTTGTCGGTGTGGATGAAGCAACCGTATATAACTGGGCAGTGCATTACTACGATGAGGACGATATCAAAGTAGACAATGTACAAGAGCGTGTGGAAGTCGTTGCTCCGGATGCCGTCCAAACACCAGTCAAAAAAGAAAAGACAGTAAATAAAAAGTCTGAAAGAAAGAATACAAAGCAGGAACAGCAAAAGATTTTTGAGTCAAGACAACTATCACTGTTTGATTTTTAAACACTATGAGGCCAAGAACAAAACGTGAAAAGCTGGTGGTTGAACTCAGCAGTAAGCTGCCAGCAATAGCAGAAACCCAGATAAGATGGGGAAAGAAGCATTGTTTTCCGCATAATGCTTACCGCTGTAAGGATGAAATGTGGTGCAGTGAATGTGGAAAGATGTGGGTTGATGTAGCTGGCCAGAAGGAAGGGTACATCAAGTGTCCTTACTGCGGTGAAAGATTGGAAGTGAAGGTAAGCCGTAAGACCAAGGATAATGCAGTAAGTTATCTGACAGTCGTTACAACATCGGGAGATTTTCAGGTGCTCCGTCACTTCTACACAGCCAAGTATGCAAGAAAAGAACGTGACACACATTATTTCATCGATGAGGTATGCCAACAGTGGATAACTGCAGACAGAAAAGAAACGGTTATGGCCAAGGCTATGAATATGGGATATAGAGGTTGGCTTCACGGTACAGATATGAGCATCAAACAGGACGGAAATATATACTATTCACATTCGTATGACATAGATGGTTATGTATATCCGAAAGTAAAGCTGCTGCCTATACTCCACAGGAACGGCCTTCGTACTTCGCTCCATGGCGTTACTCCGGCCAGACTGATACGTGCGATTCTTGGGGAAAGCAAGTATGCGGAAATGTTGCTGAAGACAAAACAATATAGTATGTTGGATTTCTATATGCATCGAGGTGGGCTTTCCTATCCGTGGGCAGTGAATATCTGTAACCGCAACGGGTATATCATTAAGGACGGATCGATGTATGACGATTACCTTCATTTGCTTGATTATTTCCACCTTGACACACATAATGCTCACTATGTATGCCCAAAGAACCTGAAGAAAGAGCATGACAAACTGGTTGAGAAAAAGAGAAAGATAGAAGCGAAGATTCGGGCCGAGGAGGAACGGAAGAGACGGATTGAACGCATGTCCAGAATGAAACAGGATATCCTCTCTTTCATCCAGAGAATCCAGCCATTCCTGGGAATAGAAATCAAGGATGAGGATATTGTGATCCGTCCATTGGAAAGTGTTACCCAGTTCTATCAGGAAGGAAAGGCTATGCACCATTGCGTATATCAAAATGAATATTACAAGCGTAAGGATTGCCTTATTCTCACAGCGCAAAAGAATGGAAAACGTCTTGAAACGGTAGAGGTCTCTTTAAAGACCTTCAAGATCGTACAGAGCAGGGCGGTCTGTAACAAGACCAGCGATTACCATGATCATATTATCAAATTGGTAAACCGTAACATGGGACTGATAAGGAGGGCTGCATCATGAAGGTTTGTATCGAGTGTGGCCGGAATCTTCCGGAAAGGAAGTTCCGGGCCTATGAAACAAAATCCGGCATCCATTACACCAATAGATGCCGGTTATGTGAGAGCAGGCACACGGCTGAAAGAAGAAAGCAGGACAGACTGCATGGGCGGCTGGCCAGATATACCAATGATCAGCTGGTGGCCGAACTACGGAGACGTGGAGCGCATATCATGTATGGAAGTGATTTTGATTGTGTAACAACGATTTGACGATGGGAAAGCTGAAAGTTTATTATGGATGGGCGAAGATAGGCACTATCCGCAAGAAACGTGCTATATCCGTCATATATGAGAATGAATGGCATGGCTGCAGGTGTGATCGTGGACAAAGGATTTTGATGTCATCACAGGAAACAGTAATAGAGAGGTACCAGGATGAGGAAGAAGAGAAAGCCGCAAAGGATTGTACCCGGATATTTACCGAGTATAGCCTGTTCTTTGACGAAAAGCCAATAAACGGCAGTCTTAACAAGATACTCCAAATGAACAGTGAGGCCGACAAGAATCATGTATCTAAGGCTATGCGTGATAAGATTGCTGAAGCCTTACGAAAAGCCTTTATGAAGGCCAACCGCGGATATAGAGAACCAGATGGACAACAACTTGAATTAAATTTTGAATAACATGGGAAAGCAGGAAAGTTTGAGTGATTGTTATCAGTTCGCAAAGGATTTGGCCAAAGCTGAAAGGGAGCTGAAAATCGAGAATTGGGTGCAAATCAGCATCTGCTACGGTTACGGTCATCAATCTGTCACCCTATACACCTACGACCTTCCGCGTGAAGTGTACGAAAGGAGGATGTGGGTAATCAGGTGGAGGGTGGCCAGATTGCAATGCCAGCATCCAAGGAATGATGTGTACACTTCTTTTTACTACTACGACAAGCGTTCAGGAGAGTCGCTTGAAGTGAGTTCCTGCCTTTCAAAGCTGGTTTCAGCAAAAGCCCAGATAACAAAAGCAGAACGTAGGATGAATGAGTACATTGAGCACAACCGTCAGAGCAACATGTTCTTTGATGAGAATACGGACGAAGAACTGGTTAAGTTCCGGGAGAAACTGGAACGCAAGAAACTCGAATGTGCCGAGTGTGAAAAGAGACTTGAGCAACTTGTAGAAAAAAGGAGAAATAATCAATGAAAACGAAATTGTATTACCTGTTTCTGGCAGTCATGTGGTGGTTGCTGGGATAGGTGGAAAGGAGAAATGAATATGATGCCAAAAGAATTACCTAATGTAATGAATGATAAAGGGTATCAGAAAGATGCCCGTGATTTTGCAAAGAAAATGATGGGATGCAACGGATTGCTTTTCCCTTGCAAAGATTTCAATCATTTCCAGGAATGGATGGAAGAAGCCTTGTTAAAAGCTTACTTGTATGGTGCGCAAAGTGCTGTAAGAGTAGGTTATCTACTTGCTGACAAGGATTGGGAAGAAACATACAAAGGATTAAAAAAAGAGATTTCCGAATTGAAGGAAAGAATAAAAGATGAGTAAATAATATGACTAAGAAAGAAGAAATGCTTAGGGAAGCCGTTCACGATCATTATCAGTGTAACGGAAAGTATGCTTGTGAAGAACGTGCTTATTGCCGGTTCTGCGAGGGAGAAAACATAGCACATGATTGTGATGAAGATTGCTATGCAGATGAATTCAGCGAAGGATTTATAGCTGGCTGGGATGCATGCTTGAAATACCTTGCTTCATTGCCGCTGGATGAAGCTGCTAACAGAATTGTATATCATGGAACTAAGATAAGTGATAATCCAACAAGTAAGAAATGAAAGCAATATCCATTAAACAGCCGTGGGCTAGCTTAATCGCTCACGGTATTAAAGACATCGAGAACCGGACATGGAAGTGCCCTCAGAAGTATATTGGCCAAAGAGTGCTGATTCATGCAAGTGGCTGTCATGGTAAGAAGTTTGAAATAAACCTAACTGATGAACAGATGAAACAGGCTTTTCCATTAATTTCTGAGAAAAGTACTTCGGGGAAATGGGAGTTTGGTGCTATCATCGGCAGCGTGGTTATAGCCGACTGCATACAGAACCATCCTTCAGTCTGGGCTGAGAAAGGTTGCTGGAACTGGGTGCTGAAGGATGCGGTACTGTTTGATAAGCCGATTATGAATGTGAAAGGAAAACTTAGTTTTTGGGAGTATAATATCAATAACGCAGAAAATGAATATTAAAGGGAAAATAACTATGGTGAAAGAAGTAGAGTCAATCACCACAAGAGATAAAAGATTAATATTGAAGAGAACGGCAGTAATCGAAACAGAAGGAGGGAAATATGCCCAGTCGATTGCATTCGATGTAATGGGAGAAGATGTAAATAACCAATGGTTGTCGGTTGGCCAGAGAGTAGAGATAGATTATAACTGCCATGTAACGGAATTTGGTGGTAAGTTATATAACAATATCAGAGCATGGAGAATTATTGAATGTAAAGATGGGAAAGGATAAAAGAGTGATGGTGAGATTTGATGAATCAACATTTATGGCACTCAATGAGGTAGCAATAAGAATGGAAACAAATCTCTCAGTAGTGATCAGAGCATTTTGTAAAAAGCAGATAAGTGAAATAACAGATGTAAATGGGAATATAACACTCCATGAAAAACAAACGGAAAGTAAACAACAATGTGCTATTGATGATAGCTAAGTTATATGAAAGGCTATCAGATATATCAGCAAAGGATCGGCAAATTTATTATGCCGGTCTTAACTATGAAGATATCTTTCAGGATACGATTCTCAGAGTAAGTACAGATGAGAAAGCTGCGAAAATAACAGATGAGAATGAATTTGTAGAGTACTTCATATATCGAATGAAAGCTGCACAATATACGATAATAAAGGATTCAAAACGCTTAAAAATTACAGATTATGCCGACAATTTACAAGCCAAAGACAATGAAGAAAAAGGAGAATAGCCTCTATGATGAAGAAAGAAGGAAGATATATAAGTCTGCCAGATGGAGAAGTCTGAGAGCTATGAAGATAGCAGAACAGCCACTATGTGAAGTATGTCTGAAAGAAGGGAGGACAACCATTGCAGAGGACGTACATCACATTCAATCATTCATGTCAACTGATGATCCGGTGAGAAGGAGGGCTTTAGCCTATGATTATGAAAACCTTATGAGCATTTGCAAGATGCATCATCAGATGATACACAACAAGTCGGATGGGAATGCCACCAAAGGGGGTATGGGGTGAAATTTTAGAAGGTCACGTAATTTGAACCTCGCCCCAACCCATTCAACACGCGAGGCAATTTTTGAAAAAAGCCAAAATAGGGATTTTGTTGCGATGTGTTAAAATAGTGATTTCGTCTGACAAAAATCACGTTTGAAAAAAAGAGAAAATTATGGCAGAAACAAGTCTGGTGCAGTTCAAGCTGCCTAAAAATGTAAAACATAAAGAAGCTAAGAAACTCATTTGCAACCTTGTGAGAGACATGAATGAGCGCGGTGAGCTGGCTCCGTTCGATGTGGCATTGTTACACCGGATGGCAACGGCTTATGAAATGTATCTTATCTGCGTGGATGAGATTACTACAGACGGAATGACAATGACAAACAAGAAGGGGGAAATGGTAAAAAGGCCGGAGGTGAATATACTAAAAGAAAACTGGTCGCAGTTCTTGGAACTGGCTAAAGAGTTTGGGCTGACAGCAATGAGTAAACGAAAGCTGAAGACGATGAAGAATATTGATGAGGCTATCCAGTCACCTTTGAAAGAATACCTACGTGAGCACCAGGTATGATAAAGAAAAAGAAATACATACAATATGCAAAGGATGTACTAAGCGGAAAGATTGTAACAGGGCACTACATAAAATTGGCTGCTGAGCGTTTCTTTAGATTAATGTATGATGGAAGGTATGAGTTCAGAGAAGATAAGTTCGAGCAGGTATGTGAATTCATATCAATCATCCACCATTACACTGGGAAACATGCTGGGAAACCGTTTATATTGGAAGCATGGCAAGAATGGATTGTTGCTTCCATGTATGGTTTTTACCTGAAAGGAACAAATGAAAGACTGGTGCAATCGGCTTACATTGAGATGGCGCGAAAGCAGGGTAAATCTGCTTTTGCGTCTGCATTGTGTTTGTACCATCTGATAGCAGACGGTGAAATGAACGCGGAGGTCTATATGGCGGCCAACTCCAAAGATCAGGCAAAGGTCTCTTTCAACATGGCATCAAACTTTAGCAAGATGCTGGATCCCGGAAAAGAATTCCTGGATCCATACCGAGATACCATAAAGTACGAAAGAACGCTGAGTTTTCTGAAAGTGCTGGCTGCCGATTCAAGCAAGCTGGACGGCCCGAATGCATCCATGTATCTGATTGACGAATATCACGCGGCCAAAAACTCAGGCGTGAAAGATGTATTGCAATCCTCACAAGGTATGCGAGAGAATCCGATGGCAGTAATCATTACTACTGCAGGGTTTGACCGTCTGGGAGTATGTTACCAGTATAGGGAAATGTGTACGGAGGTAGTGTCGGGGCTGAAAGAAGATGATACGCTGTTTATTGCTATTTACTGCCTGGATAAAGAAGATGACTGGAAAGATGAGGCTGTATGGGTGAAAAGCAATCCGAATCTGGGGGTAACCGTACAGACTAAGTATCTTAAAACACAGGTAAGGAAAGCCATTAATACCCCAAGTGATGAAGTAGGTATAAAGACTAAGAATCTGAATATATGGTGTGATGCTGAAAAAACATGGATAAAAGATGATTACATACTTTCTGCATCAGCTAATGTGAACTTAGAAAAATACAATGGGCTGGATTGTTTTATCGGAGTGGACTTGTCATCTACATCAGACTTAACTTCATTCTCAGTTATGATACCATCAACAGAAAAGATGGTTTGGAAAACATTCTACTTTCTCCCGGAGGCGGCATTAACAGAAAAGCGATTCAAAGAACTGTATGGAGAATGGGCACGACAGGGAGCTTTATGTATAACTCCGGGAAATGTGGTGGACTATGATTTTATCCTCAATAAGATTATGGAGATAGGTCAGATTCTTAATATCGTAACCATAGGATATGACAGCTGGAATGCTACTCAGTTCGTCATTAACTGTACAGAAAAAGGGTTGCCGATGGAACCGTATTCACAGAGCATCGGAAACTTCAACAAGCCGACGAAGGAGTTAGAAAGGCTGATGCTGTCTGGAGTGGCGGTGATTGACAATAACATCATTACTCGACACTGTTTCCGGAACGTAGTGATGGCGCGTGACAAGAACGGGAACACGAAACCAAGCAAACAATACGAAGAGAAAAAGATTGACGGGGTAATTGCTATGATTGAAGCTTTGGGAGTTTATCTGATGTGTCCAAGATACGATAATGTGATTTATTAGTTTGTCAGAAGTTTGTCAGACAAAAATTTCGTTTCAAATAAAAACGAAATGAAATTATTTGGCTACGAGTTTAGAAAGATTTCCAAGAAGGAAATATCTCAGGTGTCAGCTTATGGAGGAACAAGTTTAATTCAGCTGGCATCACGCGAATACCCCATGTTATTGAGCACAGTATACAGGTGCGTAGATCTTATATCAGATTCAGTGGCTGTATTGCCGCTGGAAGTGTTCAGGCTGGATGAAGCCGGATTCAAAATGAAAGACACGAAACATCCTATTTATGAGCTGCTGGATCTGGAGCCAAACGAGAACATGACACGCTACGTTTTTATAAAAACTCTTATGGCATCCGTATTACTGACCGGGAACGGATATGCATACATAGAACGTGATGAGGATGGAGTCACTCCTGTTCAGTTGGTGTACATCCCATCCAATCAGGTATCAATACAATGGATAGTAGACAAAGAAGGGATAAGAAGAAAAAGATACCTGGTATCCGGATTTACGCAACTGGTTGAACCATGCGACATGATACATGTGCTTAATTTCAGTTATGATGGAATTATCGGAGTATCCACGTTGACACATGCCAGACAGACTTTAGGAATCGCTACAAGTTCTGAGGAACATGCTGCCGGATTCTTCAAGTCAGGAGCAGCGGTTAGTGGTGTGCTTACAATTGAAGGTGCACGACTGAATAAAGAACAAAAAGAACAGAATTACAAGCAATGGGAAGAGCGTTCCAACTCTAATAATGGCCGTCCCGGTGGAATTGTGATACTGGAGGGAAACATGAAGTACCAGCCCATTTCAATTTCTCCAAAGGACTCTCAGTTGCTGGAAAGCCGCCAATTCAATGTAGTGGATATATGCCGTTTCTTTTCGGTATCTCCTGTTAAAGCGTTTGACCTGAGCAAATCCTCCTACTCTACCATCGAAGCCACACAGCTGGAATATCTGACAGACACAGCTTTGCCGGTTATCACCAAGATAGAGCAAGAAATAAACCGGAAAGTATTCAGCAAAACAGAAAGAAGCATGTACAAGGCAGAATTTAATACCTCGGCCATACTGCGAGCAGACAAAGCAGCTCAGGGGGCTTTTTGGAAGGATATGGCAAATGTAGGAGCCGCCACCCCCAATGAAATCAGAAGAGAAATCGGTATGAGTCGGATTGAAAATGGAGACGAGGCTTTTGTACAGGTTAACGTGATGACGCTGAAAAATGCTGTAAAAGAAAAAATGATAGAAGGGAATCAAGAATAATCGGATTTTGTCAGACAAATGTTCCGTTAGAAATAAAACGATTTATGAGTGAACAAAAAGAAATGCTGGAGCAGAGAAATACCACATTCCCTGTATCAGTGACAGAGGAAAATGAAAAGCGGACAGTAGAAGGATATGCGATGCTATTTGACGTAAAATCAGACGGACTGGATTTTGAGGAAGTGATTGAACGAGGTGCGCTGGATGGAGTGATTGAGAAAAGTGATGTATTTGCCTTACTCAACCACAACCGTGACAGAGGAATACTGGCACGCTCAGTAAACGGGAAAGGCTCACTGACATTGACAGTCGATTCAAAAGGATTGAAATACAGATTTGAAGCACCACGCACGATGCTGGGCGATGAACTGCTGGAAAACCTGAGAAGAAACGAAATCAATCAATCTTCATTTGCCTTTACTGTAGCAGACGGTGGAGAGAAATGGGAAAGGATGAAGAGTGGTAAATGGAAACGTACTATCAGCCAATTTGCCCGGATATACGATGTTTCTCCCGTATACAATGCAGCTTACAGCAAAACAACTGTCTGTATGAGAGGAAAAGAGCAAGTAGAAAAAGAGCTGGAGGAACGAAAAGAAGTAGGTGAAGAATATTATAACAACATTATTAACAGTCTTAATTATTAAGAGTTATGGCAAAAGAAAAAACAAAGGTTGAACTGGCAGAAGAAAGAGGCCAGTTGTACAAAAAAGGTGTTGACCTAGTAAACAAGGCAAAACAGGAAAAACGCGAATTGTCTATAGAAGAAAAGGATCAGATTACAGAGATTCAGCTCCGTATGACAGAAATCAATCTGGAACTGGCACAGCGTGAAGCAATGAAGTTTGCAGACGAACATACGACTGGCGAAAAATTCAGCCTGAGAAAAGCCCTGTTGGAACTGGCAGATGGAGGCCATTACAGTGAGAACACACGAAAAATGAATGAGCGTGGAGCTGCATCATTACAGAAATCGGGTATCATTCCGAAGAGTGGAGCATCATTGCTTATACCGGTTGAGTCACGTGCAGAAATTACTGCCGGCACTGCAGGTACAAACGTGATTGAAACAGATTTTATGAATATTGTGGAACCGTTAAGAGATCGATTGGTCTTGGCTTCAGCAGGGGCAACCATGTTGACAGGGCTTGTATCAGACATTGATATTCCTGCTTACTCAGGAAGTACATCAAATTGGGCTAACGAAAATGCAGCTGCATCAGATGGTGCTGGAACATTCAGTAAGAAAACGATGAAGCCGAAACGTCTTACTTCTATTTTGAAGGTATCACGCCAAATGCTGGTACAGGATTCATTGGGAGTTGAGGCTATGCTGAGAGCTGACCTTATCAACTCAATTGCATCAAAATTGGAAGCTACAATTTTGGGAGGTGCTGAAACATCAGCAGAAAAACCGAATGGATTGTTTACCGGATATGTAACAGAATCAACAGCCTTGACATGGAAAGGTGTTGTAGATCTTGAAACGAAAGTTGATTTGGCAAACGCTCTGATGGGGAACACGAAATACATCGTGCATACATCGCTGGTAGGTTTGGCCAAAACAACTTTGAAAAACGATGGAGTAAGTGGATACATCATGGCCGAAAATGGACAGATGAACGGTTATGATACATTACGTACAAATGCCGTGTACAAAAAAACGGAAACAGAATGGGGTGCCTTGTTCGGGAACTGGGCCGATTTGCTTATCGGTCAGTGGGGAGCTTTGGATTTGACCGTAGATCCGTACACAGAAGCCGATAAAGCATTTGTGCGCATTATCGTAAACAGTTACTGGGATTCTTGCTTGAGACGCGATAATTCAATAGCAAAAGCACTGTTTAAAGATGGTTCTGCTGCATAAGGAGGGTTATGATGTATATCACTTTAGATGAAGCAAAGAAGCATCTCAACGTAGAATCAGACTTCACAGAGGATGATGAGTATATTTCATCACTGATTGAAGTAGCTGAAGCTAAGGTGGCTGCAGAGTTATGTTTGAAAAATATGGATGACCTGAACACCATAGGAGGTGGAGAGGTCATCCCTCCTCCCATAAAGCAAGCTATTATGTTAACGATTGGTTTGTACTACAACAATAGAGAGGAGGTAACATCATCACAGACTCATACTTTGACTCAGGGTGCTTTACACCTTATTCAGCTATACAGGGATTATTCTAAATAATATCACAATGAAGGCAGGTCAGTTACGAGACAGAATCACAATTCTCAAAAGAGAAATCACACAAAAGCCACATGGCGGAGAAGAATACTCATGGAAAGATTTCATAACCGTAAGAGCTACTATAAAGTTTGCCTCCGGTAAAATTGAGGAAACAAACATGGAGTATGCCCACAATCAGGTGAACAAAGTGACCATCTATTACAGATCTGCCATAAAGCGTGAAATGAGGGTGAAATACAACAATGAAATCTACCAGATAAACTCCATCAATCCTGATCAATCTCATAACATGATGACATTAACAATAGAACTGGTCAATGAGTAGTTTAAAAAAAGATTACTTGGAGGTAACAATTGATGTAGCCAGAATTAACAGGCTATTCAAGGAGCTTAACATGAACACGGATGAAGCCAGAAGGGCATTAAAAAGAGGACTGGCCGCATCCGCAAGATTGATACAGAGGCAGGCTAAAACTAATTTGGGAGCTGTCCATAACCAAGCGTCAGGGACTCTTCTTTCTACAACAAACCTAAAGAAGTGGGTACGATATGTGGTATATAAGAGAACGCTGGGATTCAGAGTGCATATCCAGGAAAGCAGAGGATCATCAAAGAAAGAAAATCCTTCTTTCCTTCTAAAATTCTTTGAAGAAGGTACAGATGAACGCTTCAACAAAAGGATAAAAAAGGAAAGAATGTTTTCAAGGAGACTGAGAAAAGAAAGATATACTGGAAAGATTTCCGCATCTCATTTTTTCTCAACTGCATCAAAGTCGAAGATTGGTGAGGCACAGTCAACCTTACAGAAACACATTGAAAGACATATTCAGAAAATAGCAAATAAGAGATGAACACAACAGATATATTCAGATACATAAAGGAAAGGCTGGAATCAGACAGCAAAATACAAGAGATTGTAAAAGGTAAGATATATCCAATTGCAATCATGCGTAATGTAAAGCTGCCTTATATCATTCAGAATGCAAAGCTGAATTCATTCAGTGATACCAAAGATGGAGAATATGAACGTGAAATTACATCTACGATAGCTGTGTTTGGCGAGAATCAGGATGTGCCGTTGCAGCTTATATCAGAAATGGAAAGATTGTTCTCTGGGAATGTCGAAGAAGTGGAGTATCTGAATGTGTCTGAAATAAAAGTAAACACATGGGATTTTGATGAGGATGATGGAGTATTTGGTGGAATGATAGAACTAACAATTAAAATAGAAGTATAACTATGGCAAAAAGGAAACCGTTAAAAGGAAAAGACTTAATGATTTTTGTGGATGGAAAAGCTATTGCTTTAGCTACCAGTCATACACTGACACTGAATGCAGAGACGAGTGATACAGCATCAAAGGATTCAGGAATGTGGGACGAATCGGAAGTAACTAAGTTATCATGGGAAGCATCGTCTGAATCTATAGGTTCAGCAGACGAAGGAACTCCGGTAGACATATCATACGAAACACTTCTGGATAAATGTATGGCCGGAGAAAAAGTACCTATCATTTGTGGTATCCCGACAAACGTAACAAATGATGGTGTTCCGGAAGAAGGATGGACTGCTCCATCAGAAACGCCAAAGCAAACTTACTATCAGGGATCAGCCATCATTACAACTGTATCACTTACAGGCGCAAACGGAGAGAACTCACAAATATCTGCGAGCTTCAAGGGAGTAGGCAAATTAGAAAAAAAGAATAAAGCAGCAGGATGATGAAAGTAACCATAAAGAAAAAAGAATACAACATACATTTTTCGCTCAGAGTTCTTTTCAAGTATGAAGAAGTATGCGGGCATCCTTTTGAAGGAAAAAGGTTGCAGGACTTGTATATGCTGATGCATTGTGCCCTTCTGGCTTTGAATGAAGATTACACATTAACTTTTGATGAGCTGATTGACTATTGTGATGAAGATAAAGACGTATTTGAAACATTCCAGAAAGTCTTGAATGATTCACAGAAACGCGACCAGGGTAAAAAAAAAGAAGCAACGTAGATAAGCCTGTAAGTGTCATGTCTTTATATGAGGAAATTGTAGGCAGGGGCGGCGTATCTCCTGCCTATTTTTTTGACTCGATGACATTTGTAGAATGCGCTGTATTTTTACGAGGTATGCGAAGAAAGGAACGTGCTGAGCTTGAAAATACAAGACTGGTTATGTGGGCTGTATTTCAAAGCCAGTCAAGAAAAAGTCTTGAACTTGATGATGTGATGAAACTGGAAGATGAGAATGAACCTAAAAAAGACATCAGCCAGGAAGAATTGGAAGAATTAAGAAAACGAGCTAAAAAAATGGAGAAGAAACTATGAGTAACATATTCACGAGATTATTGCTTAATATAGACGGATTCAATAAGAATCTGTATCAGGCACAAAAAAATCTGAAAGGATTTGCTGCCACATCTAAAGGGGTATTTAGTGGACTGACCACCTTCACAAGCTACGCAGCTGCATTTGTAGGAATCAGCACTTCTATTCATTCAGCTGTAACGGCCAACATGGAATTTGAAAAGTCACTTTCATCCTTACGGTCATTGACTGGTGTATCTGTTCAAGAATTAAATTATTTCCGTGCTGAGGCAATAAAGATGGCTATGGATAGCACACAGTCGGCTGTTGCTATGGTAGATGCATATAAGCTGATTGGTAGTCAGATGCCGGAATTATTAAAAAATAAAGAAGCATTGTCAGCTACAGCGCGTGCAGCAGTGACACTTGCTGAGGCTGCAGAAATAGATGTGCCGACAGCAGCAAAAGCTCTAACAGGCTCATTAAACCAGATGGGGGAAAGTTCGTCGCGCGCCAGTGAATATATTAATATACTTGCTGCTGCATCTCAACAAGGTTCTGCAGATATACCATATCTGAACAAAGCTATTGAAAATTCTGGTGGTACAGCATCATCGGTTGGCGTGAAGTTTAATGAGCTGGTAGCAGCAATTGAAGCTATTGCACCCCGTATTACTGATGCAAGTTCTGCTGGTACCAATTTGCGAAATATCTTTTTGACCTTAGAGGCATCAACAGATAATAATCTGAAACCTTCCGTCGTAGGTTTATCTGCAGCTATAGATAATCTGTCAAAAAAGAATTTGAATGCTACAGAGCTCACGAAGATGTTTGGTAAGGAATCTGTTACTGCTGCAATCGCTTTGTTGCAGGAGAAGGATGCTTTTAACCAACTGGTCACTGGAATTACTGATACCAATACTGCATATGAACAGGCAAAAATCAATACTGATAACTTAGCTGGTTCTGTAAATAGACTTGGAAATGCATGGACTGCATTTATTAATTCCATGTCGTCAAGTAACGGGGTTATAAAAGCTGCTACTGACACACTGACGTTTCTTATAAATAAGGCAAATCAGGCTTTCTTTATGAGTAAAAGTGAAAGTAAACAGTATAATCTCGATAAAAAATATGGCGGTAGTGCAGAGGCTGTTCTAAATAACTCAAACGAATGGATATCGCAGAATGTTGAACAGTATGGTAAGACAAGAACAGAGGCCATAGAAGATGAAATAGCTGCATTGGGTAGAATGTATCCCGAAGCTTTAAGGTATGAGCAGAGATTAAAAGAATTAGAAGCGGCTAAAGAGGTTTATAGTAAAGGTTGGACGGCCGAAAGGAAAAAAGCATTAAATATAGCTAATAAAAACTTTGATATCGCAGAGAGGCAAAAATACATATATGATTATGTATTAAGTAATCTGAAATCGCAGTTACAAGCTGAAAAGGATTTAATAAAGGCTAAGGAAAATGCAGCAAAGGCGGCCAAAGAAAAGGCAGCAAAACTAGCTAAAGAAAAATCGGACTGGATTGCTCAAAGCAATGTAAATGGATGGTTAAAACAAGAAATGTCCGATAGAGGAAAATTTGATTCAACCCCAGGAAGCCTTCCTATTGTGGAGCTTCCTGTATCAATAGACGAAGAACAGATAGAAGAACAATTACCTCAATCTGATTTAGAAATAAAACTAAAAGCAAAACTAGTCGATTTTGAATTTGCAAGTGGTAAAATAGAAGAGTTAGAATCTCTTATGAGATTTGCTAATCCTGAAGAGAAAAAGCAGTTGCAAGAGCAGATAAATATGTACAAGCAATATGCCGGAGAAGAACTTTTCAAAGACAGAATAAGCGAGGCAAATGATTATGCATCGAGTCTGGCAAATGTAGCCAGTGCATTCAGTATGATCACTAAAGCACAACAAGCAGATGAGGCATCTGTCCAACAATGGGCTTTGCAATCAATCAGTAATATAGCTGGTGTTATATCGAAAGTCCAAGAGCTGGCAATATCTCATGGGGTAGCATCAGCAGCCAAGTTACCACCTCCATTAAATATTGTAGCAATGACAAGTGTTGTCTCGACAATAATGGGCATTTTCGCATCAATGCCTAAGTTTGCCAATGGCGGTATTGTGGGAGGAAACAGCTATTTTGGAGACAAACTACTGGCCAGAGTGAACTCTGGCGAAATGATTCTAAACAAAGGCCAGCAGGCGAAGCTTTACAGAATGACAGAAGACAACAGAAATGGAATAACAATCGGATTTGACCGAGTTAGAGGTAGCGATATTTATCTAAGTCTAAAAAATTACTTAAAAGAAACAGGTAAAAAACTATGAGTTACGGAAAAGTATACACATTGCCTTTCGCTTCGTTAGATGGGAAGAAATACGAAGTAAAAATAGAAAGAGCTGGTTACACAGGAAAAGCAACGGAATTGAAAGGCCAGCCTTCACCTTTTACTGTGAACATAGACAACGAAGAATTTATATATACTCCTACCAGACTGAGTACGGCTACACTGGCAATATTCGGTGAAGACTATTTACAAGATCTATTCAGTACGGATTACAAGATGCATCGAGTGACCTTATACTGTGAAGAAAACCCTGTGTGGTGTGGATTTATCAAACCAGAATTATATACACAAGATTACTCTACAGAAAAGTTCAATCTAGAACTAAGTTGCTATTCTGCAATATCAGTACTGGAATATGTGGAGTATAAACAAAAAGGAGAATACAGAGGCTTTGTTTCGTTATGGGAAGTCCTTAAAAATTGCATAGAAGAATCCATGGGCCTATATACTGCAATTTATATTCCACATGTGTACGGAGCATCCAAAGCGGATTACTCCAGTTTTCATAATCCGCTGGAAAAAATGATGATATCCGAACAGAATTTCTACGATGAAGATGATAATGCTATGTCGCTCAAAGAAGTGCTGGAAGAGATTATGAAGCTGATGAACTGGACATGTGTAGACTGGAGAGGGGAATTGTACTTTATAGATGTAGACAATGAAAGTAGAGAATACTATATGTATAATTCCGACTTAACTACCTATTCGCATGTAAAAGCTGATGAAATGAATGTACAGGAGATTGGGTTTGCAGGAAGTGATCATACACTGGATATTCTGCCTGGATATAACAAAGCAAGTGTAAAATGCAGCAATTATCCTGTAGGCGAGGCACTACCGGAAATTGATTTCGATGACTTTATGTTAATCGGTGCTAAAGAAAACTCTATCCCCAATTATACAAAAATAGTTACTTACAGGCCCATATCAGATAATATTCATATGAATGCTTTCAAGGTTGCCAGCGAAGATGTAAATAAACTTATTTTAGTTATGATTGATGCAGATGAAGAAAAAGAAATGTTTGAAGCAACCGAAAGCGGATTTATTATCGGAGCGATTCCTCAAAAATATGACACTATCGAAAAAATAGATAATGAACCTGCCAGAGTAGATTGGGAATACAAGGAACAAATATACATCCCGTTGGCCAGACCGGGAGATCCCTTACGAAAACTGATCTATCCTGAAGGAGGAACAACCGAAATTATAAAAATCAAAGGAGCATCATCTACCTATTTAGGAGGAGCTTTTGCGATTAATTTCAGTTTAAGAGTAGAATTAAATTTTTCTGATCAGATAGCTAAAGGATATTTTGACTCACAGGACTTCAGTTTCTTGCTAAGAATCGGGAACAACTACTATCACGGAGATGCAGAAGGAAATTTTATTTGGGATAAAAATCCAGAAAAGGATGCTTCGTTTCCGAATAATCTAGAGATAGATTGGGGCGATGAGGCTGTGACTCCCGGCCCAGAGAGTACTTTAACTTCTTTCGACGAAACCTACCAATTGAAAACGACTCGGCAGCTGAACGACGGATATGACGGTCTTAATGGCTATATCATAAAAATGCCAGAAGACAGACTGCTATTCGGAGATTTTGAACTTATCATCTATGCTCCAAGAATTAAAATATATCATGGTACATATAGTTCGCCGACAGCAATATATTTAGATGGATTTGAAGTAAAATATAAAAAAGCATCAGATGAATTAAAAAAAGACGAAAATAGCGATCGGATATATGAGAATATTGTTAACGAGAACTACCTCAACGAACTAGACGAAATAGAATTTAAAATAAGCAGTTATAATAATGATGGAGCGTGTTATAGCAAAGTAACAATTGGAGAAGATTACCTAAAGAATAATCTGTATTGTGGTATTATTGAAGATAATATTCGTCCAGAAGAATTTCTGATACGCAGAATTGTGGATCATTATAGTGATACAAAAATCAAGTTGACGCAGATACTTAAGAATGCAGATATCAAACCATATACGATTTTGTCAGACAACTATTACGTTAATAAGAAATACATCAACGCTGGCGGTGAGATTGATTACCGAAAGAATCGATTTAGTTGTGTAATGATTGAGATATGAAAATCGTAGATATTAAAACAAAAATAATACCTAGTAATCCACGATCTAAGAATTATCCTATTGGATATCCAGGTGGAATTGCATCGAACAGCAACGGTGTAACGCCTGACCTATCTATCTACTTATTAAAAGAAATCTGGGAAAGAAATTTCGAAGAACGAACCGATGAATACGGGAATGAATATCTGTACATACGTAAGCCACTGGCTATCGGTGGAGGGGCTACAATGTATGCATCTAATGGTGTTGTTGTTCCTTCAATATTTGACGGGCTTCCTTTAGATAACACAACTATCCGGAAGAATCCTGAAACAGGACTTATTGAAGTTATTGGAGGGACTGGAACTTCTTTCGATGAAAATGCCATGTGGTCTGCTCTTTCCGGATCTTCGGACAACCAGATCAACAAGTCGCATCTAACCACGGCTTTGGATGGATATGCAACCCAGAATTGGGTTATAGAAAACTATGCCACTAAATCAGAGTTGTCAGCTGTGTCTAATAAGCTGAATGACTTCTTGGAAGGTTCTGATACGGATGAAATTATTAATAAGTGGAAGGAACTAGAAGCGTTTTTGTCCGGAATGGCAGAAACGGATAATCTCGCGGAAATACTTGAAACAAAGGCCGACAAAAAATATGTAGATAGCACCTTTGTTACGTTGGCAACCAAGCAAACGATCACAGGGGAAAAGACATTTTCCTCTGTGCTGAATACAGCCGCTATCAAGGCATCCGGAGCTATTACAGCACCTTCGCTGGCAGTATCGGACTGGGTTACTATTGCTGGAATTAAGCTGAGAAAATTGGAGGATGGTGCGCTAATGCTGGAAGGAAATCTGGCATTAACAGGTGGTCTCACAACGTATGCGTCTGATGGTGTTTCTTTCCCTTCAATTTATGACGGACTGCCCATAGACAACGATACAATCTACTGGCAAGAAGTTGACGGATCAAGAGTTTTGAAAGCAAGAGAGGGTAGCGGGTCATCTTTTGATAAGTCTGCCATGTGGACGGCATTGGCCGGATCTACCACGGAACAGATCAATAAGTCGCACCTTACTACTGCTTTGACAGGGTACGCAACCGAAAGTTGGGTGTCAGGGAAAAACTATGCTGTTAAAGCTACAACATTAGCTGGCTATGGTATAACAGACGGAGTTAATGATGTAAGTGTTACCGGAACTGGTAATGCCGTAACTGCTGCATCTATTAGCGGTCACACTCTTACTCTGACCAAAGGGGCTACATTTAACAATTACACGCATCCTACGGCTACAGCTACTACCATCACAGCCGCTAATGGAAAAGTCTTGTCCGCTATCACAGTTAATAATCAAGGACATGTAACATCTGTCAGCGGTAAAACACTAGCGGCAGCAGACATACCAACCTTAGAAATATCAAAAATATCGGGTTTACAGGATTCACTGGATGCAAAGTTAGAATCTTCCGCATATACAGCAGCTGATGTTTTGGCCAAATTGAAAACCGTAGATGGCTCTAATAGCGGACTGGATGCCGATTTGTTGGATGGTACACATAAGACTGCTTTATTTACAGCTTTGGCTTCATCCTCAGCGACTAACATTTCTATCACGGTAGGAGGAACAACGAAAAGCATTGCTGACTTATTCGCGAACTCGGCAGCTAAACTTGAAACGGCCCGGACTATTTGGGGACAATCCTTTGACGGAACAAAGCCTGTAACTGGCGCACTGACCAGCGTAACAGATATCACGGGTACCGGCACATTTACAGGTGCCAATTTAAAAGCAACGGACAGTGTATATGTTAATGGAATCCGCCTGCATAAAACCGCAGACGGAGTAATTACCCTGGAGGGCAATCTAGCCGTAACAGGGGGTGTTACTATGTATGCAATAGATCCGGTTTCCGTGTCTACAGTCATGGATGGGGTAGTAGTGGATGGAACGACTATCAAGAAGGAAAACGGCAAACTTGTCGCGGTAGGAGGTGGCGAAACTGGTAATGTGGCATGGGATAATATATCCGGAAAACCTTCTGTATTCCCGACTAACATCGTAAACATCACTGACCTGCATTCTAGCTGGGATTCTGTTCTAGCTGCACAAAAACCTGCATGGCTAACGGCTGTAAGTATAGCAACTATTTCGGATCTGCACGCTAATTGGGATGCATTATTAAAGGCTGCTCCGTCTGCATACGTGACTCGCTGGCCGACTATTTCGGAAGTAACGGGTAAGCAAAATCTAGTGGTAAAGCTAAACGGAGGAACAACAGAAGGAACGAACCAGTTTACTTATAACGCAACCGGGGCTAAGACTATCAATATAACTCCGGCCGGGATCGGTGCGGCCGCAAGCAGTCATAACCATTCATGGAGCAATATTACCAGCGGCAAACCGACTACATTGGCCGGGTATGGAATTACAGACGCACCAACTAAAACGGGTAGTGGTGCTAGTGGTACATGGGGTATAGGAATTACAGGAAATGCAGCTACGGCAAGTAAATGGGCAACAGCTAGAACTATAACGCTAGGTTCGTATTTATCCGGATCTGTAAGTTTAGACGGATCTGTAAATGTAACTCTAAATGCAAATGTTCTAGGTCTTACTTCTCAAGGTAATAAAACCGCTGCTACTGGTAATACCTCCCCTGCTAGTGGTGTAAGACTTTATCAAGTGTATAACAATGGTTATCCAACAACTTACGGTAACTTATTAAGTGTAAAAGGTGGTGGTGCTGGAGAATTATTGCTTAGCTGGAATAATGCCAATAGAATATATTACAGAAGTCTACGAGATAACGGTGATAATTGGCTAGGATGGAATGAATTAGCTTTTATAACAGACAATGTGGCTTCTGCAACGAAGTTAAAAACTGCCCGTACATTATGGGGACGTAGCTTTGATGGAACCGGAAATGTAAGCGGAAATTTAGATAATGTTGGTAATATAAACACCATAGGTGGAACTATTAATGCTAAAGTATTTGCGTACAATCCTTCTGATAATCACGATGGCTTGCCGTGGTATGGTATGGCCCACTACGGAAATAATGTTATAGCTATATCCGGATATGGAGGAATCGAATTATTTACATCAGCAGGTAATGTTTTAGCAATAGGAACAGATAATAAAGTTTATGCAAATTCTTATGTAGCAAGTAATTCGTTTAGAAGTACTGGAGATACAGGATGGTATAACGAAAAATGGGGTGGAGGATGGTATATGTCCGATAGTAATTTTTTAAGATCGACTAATGAAAAATCAGTTTATATTGGTAACGGATCTTATAGAACTGCCGGAGGTGGATATGCTGCAAATAACATAAATAATGCTTCTGAGGTTTTTAGTTGTAGGTTTATGTCGGAAAGTATTGCTGGTATTCCAGCCGGTAATATACGAAATATATTAGGATGGTATGATTCAGCAGCTAGTGGATGGACTACATCTTATATAATTGGAAGCAAGCGTAATTATAACAACGACTGGGGAGAAATGACTTTTGGAGTATATAGATACGAAGGCAGTAGTAGGTCTATGAGAATGCTTATGACGCTAGACGGTGCAGGACAAAAACTATATATTGAAGGTAACATTCTTGCCACTGGCGGTAGTTCATTCTATGGATCAGATATACGATACAAATCAATCATTCATCCTGTTATGTTATTAGCATTAAATAAAATAGCAGAAGCACCTTCATTTGTGTATCGGTGGAATAGACCTAATATGAATCAAAATAGGCTGAATTTGGGAGGATCGGCCCAATATACTCAGTCAATCCTTCCGTGGGCTGTTGAAAATAGCAATAACTTCCTATCTATGGACTATGCAACGGTAGCCTACACATTCGCTGTACACACGGCTAGACATTTGATGAACTATGAAACAAGAACCGATAAGAAAATCAAGAAACTAGAGAACAGAGTTAAATATTTAGAGAAACAACTTAAAAAGCTAGGCTATGAAGAAGTTCGTACTTTGGATGATTCGGGTATTTAAGCTCGATATCCCAACCGAAAAGGTAATTGAAAAGGTGGTTGAGAAAGAAGTGTACCTTCCGCATGAAGGTGTTATCTATGGCAATGTCACTATTAAAGGTGATGTTGTTGTACTAGGAGACCTTAAGGTCGAAGGTAATTTAACTTGTTATACTAAAATTAAGGAGGGCTAACAATGGCAGTATATGAAATTTTACCTGCAACAAATTTAAAGTGGGATGATATCCGTGATACGTTAAACGCAAATGGAGGTAATGTCAATAATATGGCTATAACAGCATTTCAGAGTGGGGCGAATATCCAAAGATGGGCTAAATATAAGCCTGTTGTATATTATAAGGATTTTACATCAATGGAAGAAGAATGGTGGAGAGGTGACGATCTAAAATGCGGACTTACCGTTCGATATTCTCCTACTGACGGTGATATTATAGATATTTACAAAAGAGGTGACGCATATACTTATAATTACCTTACTAAAGGCCCTTACAGATTGGGAGATTTTAGGGGGTATTATCCAAAGGCAGAGCCTTATATAAGGACTAATGTTCCTCAAGATAAAGTGTTTGAATGGGATTTCAATAATGACGGGGATATGATGTTGCCTATACAGGTAGTAAGGCAGTCCGATACAAGTCTTACAATTAATGATGTAAAACTTCCATTAGACATGGGTAACTTGCATATATTAGTTGAAAGATATAATAAGAACCCAATAGAAGAAGATGATGCTTTAGCTAAAGATTCACAATATTTTTCTATTACAGGAACCTTCCCTTATGTAGAGTTTAGAGGTCTCAAGTCTGATTATAATGTTCAATATTTCTTGCTTTCATTAACAGACAAAAGTATTAATGGATATGAAGTACCAATGCCATACGATGAAAAAAACGCGTATCTTATCAAAATTAAGAATATCGCAAAAGCTGTAATTACAGGTAGTATATCACAATTTGCATTGTCTACAAAAAAGGTTTGGTCAAATGTAAGTGATTATTTGGAAACTCCTTATGATTCAAACGGAGGTTCATCTAGTCCTGTATTGTTTAAATCATCAATCAAAAACCTAAGTACGGCAGCTATTACATTTAATAATACGGATTCTGCCGTAAGATCTCATACGATTAAGATAAAAGCTACAGGAGAAGTAAACGGAGAATATAAAGAGTATAATATTGATTGTTCTATATGGAATGGGTTTGACGGAGCAAGCACTTCGAGTTTGGTCATATCTCCATCTCAAACGAAAGAAGTTATCTTCGGCACGTCAGAAGGGCTTTTCGATAAATTTAGAGAGGCTGGGAAAAATAATTTGATATATATCAATGCCGTAGTTGTAAATAAAAACACTAAGTCAGAAAATACTATTAGTTCAATTAGAATAATGATAAATTAAAAATAGGATAACCTTTAAAAATTATAGTTATGGCAAAACAAGTAAAATTAGTGATCAACAACCGCAATGAGCAGGTGAATTACGATTCAAACGGAAAGGAATCCGGCAGCAACACATCAGCAAGCTATAATGTAGTTTCTGAGACCGGTGAACAGATAGGATCAGTCAATGTTTCCAATTCATTTAACGTGTACGGGAATGTCACTTCCGAGGAATATTCCGAAGCGATGGCTTCCCTTAACCAGAAGATCGCTGAAGCGTTCAAGACCTTCAATGATACAATTACATCTAATTCAATTATCTAACCTAAAAAACAGGAATTATGAAACTGGAGAAATTAGTGATAGCATATAAAATGCTGGATGATGCCAAGATCAAAACAATGGATGACAAGGACGCAATCAAAATTATCAAAAACCGGAAGGCTATGCGTCCCCACGTTGAATCGTACGACGTTTTGCTGAAGGATGCGCAGGAGAAGTTCAAACCGGACAATATCGAGGTTATGCAGGAAAAAGCAAGCAAATGGAAGGAGCTGTCCGCTGAAGAACGTAAGTTCGTTAATGAAAGCTTCAAAGCATATCAAGAAAAGGTAGATGCTGTCTGTAAGCCGGAACTGGACAAAGAAGTAGATATCACTTTGGACAAGCTTTCCGAAGACGGGGTTCTGAAACTGGCCAAGGAGAATGAATGGCCGATGAACAAATTGGATACATTGGACATCATGCTGGAGTAAGTATGGAACAGCTGAGTGAAATATCCAATATTATTGGCGGGATAGTAACTACTATCCTGCTGCCCCTGTTAGGCGTTTTTCTGTTTTATGATCAGAAAAAGCGCAAGGAAGAAGCAGCCGCACGCAAGGCTGAAGCTGACAATATCACCAGTTATGCGGCTGAATGGAAGGAGCTATACGAGAAGAAGGAAAATAAAGTTCACGAACTTGATGCAAAGATAGACCAGCTTTATGCTGAGAAAAACGAGGACAGGCAACGGATCCGTGAATTGATGGAGAAAAATCAGGAACTGGAATTAAAGAACCAGTCGCTTGAAATTACGAAATGTAAGAAAAGGGGGTGTCCAGACAGGGAGCCGCCAAGTGATTATTAATTAAGGAGGAGAAGAAATGAATAAGATAGACGCAATTGTAGTTCACTGCTCGGCCACACGTGCTGGGCAGGATATAGGAAAGAAGGAAATCACCCAGATGCACCTGCAGCGTGGGTTCAGCACGATCGGGTACAATTATGTGGTAAGGCTGGACGGGACGGTAGAAGTTGGCCGCTCGCTCACCATCGCCGGGGCACACTGCAACAGTAAAGGGTTCAGCGGGCTAAGTTACAACAAACATTCCATTGGTATCTGCTACGTAGGTGGTACGGATGCGCACGGCAAGGCCGCTGATACTCGGACGCCGGCCCAGAAAAAAGCATTGCGCGAACTGATCGCCAAGTTGATCAAGCAGTACCCAGATATTAAAGAAGTGCTCGGCCACCGTGATACCAGTCCTGATCTCGATGGTGACGGCATTGTGGAGCCTAACGAGTGGATCAAAATGTGTCCGTGTTTTGATGCTGCTGCAGAATACAAAGATTTGCTTCCATGAGCCTGTACGACTACATAATTAAGAAGGTGAGCTGGTGTATTACGCTGGCTCCCTTCATGTGCATGATTCTTGTGTGTTCCTGCCGGACGGTAAAGTACGTGCCGGTAGAAAGCAAGGCTGATAGTGTCGTAGTAGAGAAGCTGGTGGAAGTTCAGTTACCGCCAGACAGCGCCACTATCCGGGCCTTATTGGAATGTGACGAAAATGGGAAAGTCGTTCTGAATTGGTTGGACATCGCTAACAGTAAGAATGCACAGGCTCAGTTAACTATTGATAGCCTTGGCAATCTACTGGCCAAGATGCGAACACCGCCGGATACAGTCTACTTGCCATCCAAAGAAGTGGTTGTTTCCAAAAAGGAAAAAGTCCCTTATCCAGTAGAAAAAGAACTTACTATGTGGCAAAAGATCAGGCTGAATGTTGGTGGCTGGGCCATAGGGATAGTGATTATCACGGTTCTTATAGTTGTAGGGAAATTGGTTTATAAACTCAAAAAAAAGGAAGGAGGTGTGTTATGAAGTAAGATTTATCTCCCTTTTGAAACGAAAAGCAGCGTCCCCGGCAAGCGTGTCGGGGATTTTAATTTATGTTGAAAAATATTTGATTTTGGGAATATCGAGATGGATTATTACTTACATTTGTGTCGTTAAACTTAAAAAAATATATATGGCTAGTTTTAAAGATTTAGAGCTTATTAAAAGCTCAAAAGAGACGGAGATTGTTAATTGTAACATACTGGGTGTTAAGGTTGCTACTAATGGATATTGTGGCGGTGATTCTGGGCATGGATCAAGAACTTATTTTAGATTAGAGGATTTGTCTTCAACTGATATTGATATTCGTTTGATTAATAATAAACAAGGAGTAGAGATCATGTTGGGAGGAGATGCAGAATTGGAAACTTTCATACAGGCTTTAAGATGGGCTGCTGATAATTTGGAAGAAATGGCCAAAAAGTAAAAGCTCCTTTGGAAAGTAGTGCAATCAAAAACAAAGCCCCTTTCGGATTATTTCGGAAGGGGCTTTGTCTTTTACAGGATATTAGCAAGTCTCTCAGCTTGTCTTTCAATGCTGGAATTGAGAATTTTAGCGTATACCTGAGTAATCTGTATTCGTGTATGCCCCATCATCTTAGATACAGACTCTATTGGTACATCATTCCCTAGCAGGACAGTAGTAGCAAAAGTGTATCGAGCGATGTGTGATGACAGGTTTTTCTTCGTATTTATTAAAGCACCTATACACTTTAACAGCCTGTTGTATGCTTGCTGACTAAAGTGCGGTAATTGATAATGGTATTTCTCCAGTATGGCCATAGCAGGAGGGAGTATGGGGGCATAATACTTCGTTCCGGTTTTAATGCGCTGCTTGTCGATGTAATTACAGCCATGCACCGTCACTACGTCGCGAGAAAAATCAAAAGCCTCCATATCAGCATGTGCCAGTCCGGTATAACAGCAGAATACGAACAGATCACGGGCTTTACCGAGACTTTCGTCAAACAATTCAAGCGCTCTTACTGCGGCCAGTTCCTCTTCATTCAAGGCTTCCTTTGGCTTATGCTTGCCGCGCTCAGCCTTAAACTTCAGATAAGGAGATTCATCAATGATACCAAGTGATACTGCCTCATTAATATATGGCTTTAGGCGTTTGTGATAATTGTATATTGTGGGTTGTTCCCTGTCTGGATCCTGTTGTTTCAGCCACATGTCAAACCTCTTAATATTCTCCGGAGTCAAGTCATCAAAAGTACGGATTGTTTTGGACTCTCTCAGCGCCTCAAGTGCGCACTTATGAGCGCGAAGGGTAGACGCGCGTAGCCCTCTCCTATCCATTACATCGTAGCAAAAATTGATAAAGTCCGTACCATATTTACCGGATTTTCTTTCAAGGGCTGCCGAAAAAGTCTGATACGTTATCTCGTCCCCTTCCTGGAGGATAGATCGGGCTATACTCTCATATTTTCTGATAAGTTCATTGATTTGTTTGTTTAGCTTTTTAGACTCCGCATGCCGGACTACCAACCCATCCTCCCACTGATTCGAGTAGAGTTCAATTCCTGTAGATAGGACTTTTCTCCGTGTGCGGTTGAATACAATTTCGATTTCCACCACACCTGTAGTGATTGCAGATGCTTTCTTTTTGCGATCAAAGACCGCTTTGATTTTAGGTAACTTTAACATAACATTTGCGGTTTTGCTACGGATGAATGGAAAAGTGCTATACCCAATGCTGTACTCGCTAAAAATATGGTATAGCAAAATACATTTATATACCTTTACAGACACACGTAGGCGGTTAAACTTATATTTATTCGTTATCCGCAAATGCGCTATACATCAATACTTTAACAATAAAAGCCTATAAATCAAGTATAAAATGGCTTGACGTATAGGCTATACCTGGAGCCGAAAGCGGGACTCGAACCCGCGACTTACTCATTACGAATGAGTTACTCTACCAACTGAGTTATTTCGGCTTTATCTCTAACGCTCTCTTGGAAAAGCGATGCAAATTTACTGCTTTCTTTGAAGTTGCAAAACGAATTCGGGATTTTTTTTCATTTCACAGGCGTTTTTTACTCTTTTCTTCTCAGGCAGCAAGCACTTGCTGAACAAATAAATTCAAATATACCTTCTTTAAAACGAATCCTCTTTCTAAATGCTTTTTTCTTTATTTTTCTTATAAATATTACATTTATTATCCATTTCAAAGGTATTTCTGCATAATATGCATTTTTAATTGTATTTTTATTTGAAAATATAAAGTGATATTTTACTTTTGTGCCCGAAAAAAATACAACGACAGCTAAATTATGAATTATCCTTTTCTAACGGCAGCCGAAGCTGCCAGCATCATACGTCACGGGGATACAGTCGGGATCGGAGGATTCTCTTCGGTAGGTACCCCAAAAGCTATTCCGGCAGCATTGGCCGAACGTGCCCGGGAACTGCATGAGCAGGGCCATCCTTTCCAGGTGGGACTGATCACAGGCGGAGCTACGGGAAATCAGATAGATAAGGCACTGGCAGAAGTACAGGCGGTTTCTTTCCGTACTCCTTTCCAGTCCAACAAAAGCATGCGTGAAGCCATCAATACTAACAACGCACGTTATTTTGATGTGCATCTCTCGCTGATCGGACAGGACGTACGCTATGGATTTCTGGGAAAAATCAATGTAGCCATCATCGAAGCCTCAGCCATCACTGAAAACGGAGAAATTATTCTGAGTACATCCGTAGGCATCTCACCTACACTGGTGGAAATGGCCGACAAGATCCTGATTGAGCTTAATGAAGCGCATGAAGATCACCTGACGGGCATGCACGACATCTACCTGCCGGATATGCCGCCTCACCGGCGTGAAATCCCTGTTTATCGCGTAAACGACCGGATCGGAACAATCAGTATTCAGGCTGATCCGCGTAAAGTAGCCGGTGTCGTCCGTACCTGCGAACGGGATGCCATAGCTCCTTTTACTCCGCAAAACGAAACGACTCTTCAGATCGGACGCAATGTGGCAGACTTTCTGGTTCGGGAATGGAAAAAAGGAGCCATCCCTCACGAATTCCTTCCACTTCAGTCCGGAGTGGGCAACATCGCCAATGCCGTACTGGGAGCACTTGGAGCCGACAGGCAGCTTCCTCCTTTCTCCATGTTTACGGAAGTGATCCAGAACTCGGTCATCGACCTGATGCTGGACGGACGTATCTGCTTTGCCACCGGAAGTTCGCTGACACTTTCTGATGACAAACTGGACTTGCTATATGACAACATGGATACGCTCGGCAAACGGATTCTGCTTCGTCCGCAAGAGATTACCAACCATCCGGAAACAATCCGCCGGCTGGGGGTCATCGCCATCAATACGGCATTGGAAGCTGACATCTTCGGCAATGTGAACAGTACTCATGTGCTTGGAAGACAGATAATGAACGGAATCGGCGGCTCCGGCGACTTTGCCCGCAATGCCTATCTGTCCATCTTCACGACACCGTCGACAGCCAAAGGCGGACTCATCTCTTCCATCGTGCCTCAGGTTTCGCACACCGACAGCACCGAACACGACGTGCGCATCCTGATCACGGAACAGGGCGTAGCCGACCTGCGGGGCAAATCGCCGCGGCAACGTGCGAAATGCATCATCGAAAACTGTGCTCACCCGGACTACCGCCAGCTGTTGTGGGACTACGTGAAACTGTCGGACGGAACCTCCTGTCACACTCCCCTCTCCCTGCGCAACGCACTGAAAATGCATCTTGCATTTGCAGAAACCGGCGACATGCGGAATACGGTTTTCGAATAA